CCATCTTGATAGCTGCTATGCGTGTCTCTTCGTTCCTACGAAGCCAGCCTCGGCCAAAGGTATCAAAGGTCTTGAGGCGTCTGTAGAAGGCCTCTCGCTGTGCTGCGTATTGTTCAATGATGTCTACAGCGTCCATGCGGCCTACAGCGCCTAGTGTCTGAGGACCAATGCCGCCATCTTGTGTGACACCCACCACCTTCTGAAGCATACGGGCTCCACGGCCTGTGCCTCCGTTGACTGCCAGATCAAAGACAGCGAAGTCTACACCAGAAGGCAGTGCGTCACCTTTGACCCTATCCCAATAGTTGCGCTTGTAGATGGGAGTTACGTCTGCCACTGTCAGTGACTTCATCTCATCCTCAGTGACAGGACGATCTAACCAGCTCTCATAGACAGCTTGAGTGACACCAAGGTTCGTGCGGCCACCGGGGTCGCTGGGGTGGTTCACATAGCCGCCCTCGTGATGGAGGATCATCTTGAGGGATTGCTCGAAGTTATCTTTCACTTGCTTACTCCTTTAGTGCGCTCGAATGTACGCAGTGTGCCTAAGCCAAGGAGGCCCATGAGCACGGGCATCATGGTTGCTGTGTCCACCTGTGGCACGTTGATTTCCCATGGGGCCAAGAGCGGTGAGATCATGAAGTTGATGGCCATGCCCATGACACACACCCAAGCAGTCGCTGGTCGCCAAGAGGACTGGAACCAGTTGCCCTTAGCTTCCTCTTTGTTGACTGCGAGTTGCGCGAGTGCCAGCTCCTGACCATGGCGCTCTGCCATAGTGCTTATCTCGTGGGCGAGAGCTGCCTTCTGGTCTTTGTCTTCCACGAACTTATCGAGAAGACCTGTGACTGGTCCAATTAGTTGTGCTATCATTTCTCGTGTCCTAACCAAAACATAAAGGATGAACTCATGGCACCTGTGACGGTTGCAGTGAGTGCAGTTGCCTGAGAGGTCATTGCTTCGGGGGACAGTTCCATGAACCAGTGCAACACTTGTATATACATGATCGTCATCACGAGCATCATTAGGCGGGGCATTAGCTTCCAAGCTAACACCCGCTCCATTGCGATTGTCATATTGTTTATTCCTTGTCAGAACTTGATGAAGCCAAGGTGCCAGAGGTAACCACCACCAGAGCCCAAACACAGCAAAAGAAAGCCAGCAATCAGGAGAGCACTAAGTACATTCTCCCTCATCTCTTCTGCCTTAATGAGAGCTAGACGCTGGTCTTCCTTGCGCTCCATGCGTATCTCACGCCTGATAGACTGGAGCTGCTTGTAGGCGCTGATGCCTCGGGTGTTGGTGATTAGTTCACGCAATTGCTCTTCAGCATCAGCAGCTTTTTGTTTGTCGAGGAAGGTGTTGAGTGCTTCTTCGTTGGCACTAGCAAAGATCGAGGACTTCTTCTTTTGATGCTTCTGATTTGCACCGTCTACTGCATCGAAGAACGCAGTTATTTCTTTGGTCATGCTGTAGAGCTGTTTACCAGCAGTTATGCCGCCCTTGACTGCTGCAAAGGCGGTTAGAGGATCAACCATAGCCGCCCCTTTCTTCTTTAGTCAGCAGCCATCTTCTCGACAGCGCCTCGGATGTGCTCGATGTTGGTGTCTATGCGGGCCATGGAGACAGCTTGGGACTGCACCATGACTTCGACTTTGTTCACACGCTCACTAAAGTTCATGAGCTTCTCAGTGTTCTGCTGGATGTCTGCCATCATCATGCTGACGGTCCAGACGATTGCGGCTGCTTGAGTTATTAGGCCTAAGAGTAATGTTGCGGGGACACTTTTGGATATGTGCCAACCGTCTTCTTTAGTCATTAGGGAGCAACAGGCCAATCGTCTTCAGCCAAGTTGGGCCATGCGTCTGCATCAGTCAAACCACGAAGCTCTTGGCGGTAGGTGGCCCATGCTGTCTTGAGTTCATTGGTCAGTGGACTGTCGTTCATCTGGGTCCAGTCGCTGGTATCTAGTAGGTCGTTGCGTGTCTTGCGGTTGCTTTCTGCTACCTTGGCATCAAGGCCAGCTTGATATGCAGCTTCATGCTGTGCCTTTGTAGTAGTCACCACGTTGCCATCGTCATCTGTTTCTGTGGTGTCAGCAAACATATCACGGGCAACGTAGTTCTCCACCCAGTTGCCGTTAGCGTCCTGTACTACACCATCACGCACGGACGTTTGATATGCACCTGTGGTGGCCGCTGGTGAAGCTAGGACAGCCTCTAGGTTGAGGCCATCCAGTGTTGCTTGCTTCCATGCCCGAGGCAAAGATACGTTGCTGTAGTGGCTCCGCCATTGCCCTTGGGTCTTAACTTCGCCTGTTTCTGTGTGTCGATATTCAGCCATCAGGGTGATCCTTTCGTGATGCTGTTGATGTTGTTTCTAGGCGATTGCGTAGAAGATGTAGTCACCTGTGGCCATTACACCTGTCATCTGAAAGCCCGATGATGTAGGGTCTATAATGTCATAAGATGTTTCTTCTGCGTTAGTGTTATTGAGTGAAAGGTAAGGGTCATTACCAGCTACAATGCCACGAACTGTATCAAACACCGCCCAACCATTAGCGTAGCTTGTAGACTTCCACAGCACAAACCTTGCTCCAGAGCTAAAGCCGCAGTCCACGTTTGTAGGCGTACCATTTACATGACTAAAGCTCCCCACCTTCGATATACCGTCTAGGCTTGCGAAGAGGTAGGCTATGTAGTTGTCGCCAGATGTTGCAGTGCCACTATAGGCTGTTGAGAATGTTATTTGGTCAGCCGTTGCAGAATACCAGTTTGATGCAGTGGAAACCGCATTTGTGCTGTTCAACAATAGAAACCCATCCGTCCCAAGATTAGGTGCATGAACAACCCAATCAGGGCCAGCAGTAGTACGGTTCTTGAATATGGCAAGTTCTGGTTCTACGCCAAGGTTATGAGAAATCGTCGTTCCATTTCCTGACGCCGTGTATGCCAGGCAATCAAAATGGCCGGGGGCACGCCTCCAATACCACGCTACTGCGGATGAACTCGTCCAAGAGTAAGTAAGGCCATCCATCGTATCAAAGCCAACATCAGATCCTGACGCTTCTGCTGCGGTGCTAGACGTAACTAGATATGGAGCCCCGCCAAGTAAACGTGTCTTCACAAAGGGGTCATAATACTGAAGGCTAGTTCTGTCGTTAAGACCTATCAGAAAATCAACGGGGAAGCCCGTGCTTTGTACTCCAGAACCTATAACAGGAGCAAACACCTCAGTCGCACTTTCAGGTGGAGCAAGAGGGCCACGGCGGATGGCGATGTAGATGTAGTTGCCGTCTGTAAGTTGACCATTATTTACTGGATTAAAACTAAAGCCTGTCGCAGTTGGAAAAACAGACTGATAAGATTTTACTTCAGCAGCGATGCTAGAATTTGCATAAAGCCACTCAAAGCCGTTAACAGTCAGGCCACGCATTACGTCAAACATAAACCAGTTACCAGTTCCGTCTGAGCGTTTCAACATTACCCACTGAGCCTCAAAACCAAGGTTTACGTCCACTGTAGCTTGTGAGGAAACAGTTAAACTACCACACTTGATAATGTCTTGGTCACCATCAGGGCCGAACCCACCGTCACCGTCATTGTGGGCAAAAAGATATGCAGTATATGTTGCGCCAGAGGTATTTAGTACACCACCAACATTAAAGACACTATCTGTAGCGACATTGTTCCCAGAGTTACCAAAGGCGGCAGTTTGATTTAAGTATCCGTAGTCATTACTGCCGTCAATTACATCAGTAAATACCCACCAATCTCCTGTGGCATCAGTCCTCTTGATGATAACTATGCCCGGTTTTGCCCCAAGATCATGGGACACCTGTTGTTCGTTTACTGCACTACCCGGCCCCGTGCCTGAAAATTGAACGCATGTGAAGAACTTAGGGGCTTTGCGGAATGTCCAAGAGGCGTATGTGTCACCTGATTGGTTCATGTTACCCGAACTACCCATAGTCCAGCCATCGCTATTAAAGGACGTAAGACCATTAGACTGAGTGTTTTCAGCATCAGTTGTATTCGGCTTTATGCGCTTTGTGGCTCCTCTTTCGGTGTCGTAGATATTGTGGTCTTCGTTTCCGCTACGCTTTTTAAACCAGATTGCCCCACCTTCGCCAGCTTCCGCTGCATCAAAGGGGCCGAAGTCTACTAGATCAACACCGCTGGTGTTTGTAAAGGCCAACCCGCTACTAGATAGGTCATCGTAGCTTTTATCCTCGTTGAAAAGATAAAGAACTGTGTTGCTATCAACGGCAAGACTGCTTGTAGGAGCAGTAAACGAAGAGGAATACCTAGCAATATCTGACACTCTTAGGTTGGAAATATTGCCAGACCACACTTCACTGGCAACACTTGTCCATGATCCAATGTATACGCCAGCACTAGAGTCTATGCCAGTAGAATCAGTGGCAGAGCCAACCTCAGACCCATCTTGGAACAGTTTAAATGAAGTGCCACTCTTACAGAAAGCAACGTGAACCCACTGGCCTGCTGGGAAGGTGCTGCTAGCCGTAACATAGGAATAAAACTCAAGTTGGTTTGAAGTGTTTATAAGAAGAGAGGAGCTAGGGGAGCCTGCAAATGTTATAATGTCCTGAAAACTACCTGTTAAAGAGTCCAGAAAGACAAAAGCTTCTACAGTAAAGTCAGACCCCAAGATATTAGTATTAGTGGTGGACGACATTCCAGAAGTACCGTCAAACTCACCAGACCCACTGCCAAACGACTGGCCAAGGTTAATCCCATTCTCAATAACCTGAGAACTACCATTGCCCTCATAGAGATATGTAGAGAATACTTCATTTACATCAAGACCGGGTTCACCAGCACCGCCACTAGCTTGACCAGCAGCGGCTTGGAGCATTTTCTTTTTAGTTGCCATTATGTGCGCTCCTTATGCGAGTGCTTGACCAGCTGTAAATCCATACCAATTTGTCCCACCGTCACGGGTAGTGAACACGAAGATGTCCTTCGCAGACGCAGTGGCTGTGAGAGTTGGTGCAGTTGCGGCTGGCCAGTCTACTGAGGTAGGCCATGTCAATGTGAAGCCAGACGCAGAGGCATCTTGGATGATCTCAATGCTGAACGAGTAAGCTGTTCCAGATGCTGGTGGGTTAGAGAACGTGAACGTGGTGTTCTCTGTAAGCGTGTGGCTGAACGAGTTGCCTGTCTCACAGTTGACCGTGGTGGCGTTAGCTGTGGATGTGACAGCGGAGTAGGTCTCGTTGTAGCTGTCGGCGATTAGTTCGCCTGTAACGTCTGCGCCTGTGGCGGTGGTGGCGAGTTTGGTTACGTTGTTATGGAATAAGTTGACACCACTGTTTTCTACGCATTGAATGTAAATTTCATCGGAAGCACTTCTGAGTTGAATTTGACTAGAAGCATCAATGAAGAGGATACCCGTACCGACCTCTTTAATATGGCTATCGTTGCCACTGTGATAAATCTGTAGGTCAGACCCAGCGCCGAAGATGGCTTTACCATTATCTGCGAATGTTGCGTTGCCAGTTACGTCAATACCTGTGGCTGTTGTGGCTATTTTAGCGGCGTTGTCGTAGTAAAGTGTGGCTGCACCATTGACGCCAAATGTAGCCATAAATTCACCAGCATTTGGAGTTGTAATACGGACATCTTCACCCGCAACAATAAGCTGGCCTGTGCCAAGTTCATTTATCCAACTGTTGCTGCCATCGTGATAAATCTGTAAATCACCTGCGCCGAAGATGGCTTTGTCACCATCAGGAAACGTAACATCGCCATTCGCATCCGCAGTGACAACCTTGGACGCCTCAACGGTGCCAAGGGTGGTTACGTCAGTCGTGTTTAGGTCTGCCGCAGATGCAGTGACGCCAAGGTCAGCAAGGGAGGTCACAAGGCTGGGTGTACCTGATAGATCACTGTAGGCACCTGTGGTCGCTACAGTAGAAAGACCAGCAATCTTAGTGGCAGCAATAGCTGCATCAGATGCAATGTCTACGTTGACTATTGTGCCATCTGTTATCTCAGAGGAAGTAATGTTCTGCGGTGCTGGTGGATTACCAATATAAGCCATCTATGTGCCCCCTACGATTGTTCTAATACGGACACAATAACGTCTGCCGATGAGGCTGCGCTACTTGTGACTTTGATGATGTCTGTAGTCTCCAAGACTACCTTTTGATCCCCGCCGATTGGGACCAGTGCACCGCCAGCAGGCACAGCAGCGCCCTTCACTAGAAATACAGTTGTAGAGGCTGAAGTGTCTGTGACCTCTACATCGACTGTGATGCTAGATGCTGTGCGGTTAGCAACGGTTAAGCCGATGCAAGTGGTGGTTGTTGCGCCGGGAACTGTGTACACACTGGTCTGTGCTGTACCTACCGCTGCGCTGATAGCATTCTTAAAAGTATTAGCCATTGGTTATCCCTCAATCAGCCTAGAGCAATCGCAAGAGCAAGCGCGTCATCTGCGGCTGCAAAGCGTACATCACTCTGTGTTTTAGTATAGAAGTTGGTGTCGATGCCTAGGTTGACCCGTGCTGCCGCTGCATCTGCAAGATCACTCAGGTTGTTTGTTGCAATAAGAGCACCCGAAAGTGAGGCATAAGCTGCCAGCCATGATGAACCTGAGTACACTTTCATGGCATTGTCTGTTGTTGAGAAATAGAGTGCGCCAGTTGCTAGGGCATCCCCGTCATTATCTACAGTTGGGTCAGATGACTTGTGCCCCAAGTATATGTCTTCAAAGGTGTCCAATACGGCAGCAGCAGCAACATTAGATGCCTGTGATGCTGAAGCAGACGTTGCTGCATTGCTTGCAGAGGTAGACGCTTCTCCAGCCTTGGTTGTCGCTATGCCAGCCTGAGTTGTGGCAATACTTTCTGAGGATGCGGCATTAGTCTCACTGGTCGCAGCTGCAAGCTCTGAGGCGGCAGAAGCATCTCTAGCAGCTTCAGATGCAGCCTGCGCTGTTTCGGCATTGGTCTCAGCAGTCTCAGCGGCAACCTTAGCAACGCCAGAGGCCACGTTTGATACTTCTGAGGCAGCAGCACTGGTTGCGCTATCTGAGGCTTCTGTAGTGGCCGTGGCGGCGCTGGCAGCAGCTGCATTCTCTGAGACTAAGGCAGCGGCAGCACTGGTCGCTGCATTTGCCTCGCTGGTGGATGCAGCAGCTTGTGAGGCACTGGCAGATGTGCTTGATGAAGCGGCTGCATCACGGGCAGTCTCTGCTGCTGTCTTAGCAGCCTCAGATGCGACCTTAGCAGTCTCAGAGGCAACTCTGGATGCCTGCGAGGCAGAAGCAGAAGTTGCACTTGCTGTGGCACTCGTTGCACTCTCAGAGGCCTTTGTAGTGGCTGTGGTGACAGACGTAGTTATGGAGGATGCGGAGGTTGCAGCGGCAGCGGCAGAGGCAGCAGCAGCAGCTTCAGAGAGGGCCGCTGCGTTCTTGCTGTCTTCGATTGCCGTTATGTTACTAGGTGCAACTGGATCAACATCTGTGTTGTCAGGTGTAACGCCAGTGCCGCTGTAGAATGATGATGATGCCATGGTTTACCTCAATCTGTGTAGGTAGAAGTTGGACGCATGACTTGAGCCATGCCAGAGGTCTCAGCGGAGTTCGCTTGGTCTTGTAGCTCAAGGAGAAACTGGCCTGACTTTGTGTCAAACAGAGGACCACGCTCATCAAGGAAGTAATCAGAGGCATAGCTTAGAGCCGTGTAAGTCAGGAGGTCAGATGCAATGTTAGTGATGACGTTAGTGGAGGTGTCATCAGTCAACTCATCGAACTCTCCGTAGTAGTTGAGGTAGATGATACCAGAGGATGGGTTTGGTGAGACCTTGATGACCTCACGCTCTCGACTGAAGTACACAGGACTGCCAGTAGCTCCTGTCTTCTGGGCTGCTGCCATCTCATGTAAAGGCACTCTCAGAAGGGAAACACCATCATACTGGAGGTCAATGATCTCTAGTAGGTTCGATGGTATGACTACCTGTGAGATAGCAACACCAGAAGTAATTGAGTAGGACTGCTGCTTCTCCATGCTTGGGATGCGCAGTACACGCTGGATGCGAGTGAGGGCCTGATCGATGAAGGTATCGGCCAAAGCATCGCTACAGTCGCTGCGGTTTAGTAGAGCCTTAAAGTGGCTTCTAATTTGACCTTTGTTCATTTAGGTGGTCCTCTTCTTAGCCTTTGGCTTCTTGGCTGTGAGTTTAGCTTTGGCAAAAGCAGCATCAGTGGGTGCGCCTTTGGCACCCTTCTTACGCATAGGCTTGCCGCTCTCTCTGCGTTTGTGGATGTTGGAGTAGAGGCCCATCAGCTGTTAGCCTCCTTTTGACATCCGAATTTGCTGCATGTCATTGGTGTCTTGCATCCCTTGCAGGGCGTGAACTTGCCTTTGGTTTTATAAGCCATCTGTTAGACCTTTCTGTCGGTTGCCATGAACATCCCTAAGTCCTCAGACTGAAGGCGCTTGATGATCTCTTGTCCTGTGGCTTCCCACATATTGAACCCTTCACGCAGCCACTTCTCAGCCACTACTGTTGGAATAGATGCAACCTTGTGGAACTCCCCCATAGGCTTCGATGTACTTTCGTTACGAGCGTCTTTGAGGTCGTCTAGGAATGCTTGGGTGATATTCTGAGTATGCTTTCTGACTAAAGCGTCACTTTCGTGGATGAAGTCAGTATTCGATTGGATTAACTTTGTGGTCACTGGGAGCCCCTTTGGTCTCCTTCAATTCCACAATAAAAAGGCCCACCCAAAGGCACACAGTAAGGAGAGCAAAACCTATGTGTTCTAAGGGTGAGCCTTAACTAAAGACCGAAGTCTAAAGTGTTCTTATGACAAGCCTGTGATCTTCACGGAATCGCCAAAGTTAGTGTGCTTGACGGACATCTCGCCGACGATGTGGTGGCGGTCTGAGTCGCCATTTTTCGCTAGGAGTGTGCGTGTGAATGGACGCAATGTGCATGTCTTGAACATGGACGGGTCAATCAGCAGCGCTGTGTCTGTCTTGAGGTGACGGTTGAGCACAACACGGTATTCGCCATATGGAGACACATATAGATCAATAGCATTGACCAATGTCTTACCTTGAGCAATCTCACGGTTGCGACCAGCAGATGCTGAGAAGCCAGCAACGATTTGTGCGTCACCGGGCTTGATCATCAGAGTGTCAACGTCTGAGCCGTTGTTGTATGCTGTTTCACCAGCTTCAAGCAACTTGGCTTCAGTCAACGCATCAGTAGCGTTTGCACCAGCATCTACAGCTGTAGTGATCTGGTTGATCACGGATGCCATCTGACGTGCAACACCACCAGAACCAGCAACAGCAGCTTGGTCTACACCAACCATGGCGTATTCTGCATCGCGCTTAATTTCTTTGAGCGCTTTTGCAAGCTGGTGGGCTGTTTCCTTGGCTCGGCCATAGGTGCCGATAGCGTCTGCTGTTGCAGATACTTGGAAGCCTTTGGTCAAGATTTGGGTGTTGTTAGTGCGCTCTACGGCATCAATCAGAGTTGCCATAGTTGCGTCTGCGCCCTCTACCGCAGCGTTTGAACCCGCTGAGGCAAGACTGTCTTCGAGCCATGAGAAGGTACGAGCTGTAACTTTCTCGTTCTTGAACATGGTGAACGCTGGCGTATCGAAAGGTGTAATGTCAGAGATAATATCTGCAACGCTTTCTTTCTTCCCGACCTGATCATATGTAGTATAAGTAGCCATTTTTGTATCCTTACAATTTGTTAGGCAAGATTGTGGTTAGTCTTCCCAACGGGCCATTAAGGCATCGGCAATGTCATCTATGTCGCCACCGTAACGTGGGTTTGAACGCAGCTTTTGTTGCGCAGCTTGGCGCTTCTGTGTTCTCACATCAGTTTTGGTTGGTGGGGACTTCTTAGAACTCAAGACCTTTGTCTTGCTGCCTTTTGATTTAGTCACTTTAGCTGCT